TTATACCCGAATGTTACCTGGAAGATCCCAGAGTCATAGAATTCTTGGAATGGTACTATGGTGATGTGGTAGCAAACAATACTTTTGAATACAGCAAAACTGTATTCTGGTTGTGCATTGCTTTGATGTTTATTAATATTTGGTTTGGTGCTTGCTGTTTATCTCTTTATTACATCTTTGGATTAATATGGTCTAAATCAATGACCAAAAAGAATTTCATTGATGAATTGAAGAGACGGAACGATTCCTTGCCTGTCATTGTGAAGAATGCCCGCGATAAATATGCGAAAGCATTATGTTATTCATGTGCAACAATTGCTGCCATTTATACCGTGTATCGCGTGTATCAGGCTTGGAAGAAAATTCGACCTGCTCAATCGAGCCTTCAACCCAAAACTGTTCAAGAAGTCCAACAACGTGATGGGCAAAAAGACGTGTGGGCCAAGGTGGTTAAGAGAGCATTGCCCGTTGATAAAGTTTGCCAAACCATGACACCCACTGAATTGGCCAATGTCGTTAAAAAGAATTTGTTTTATGCAAGTGTGAAAGCGCAAAATGAACAAACTTTGATGGCGAATGTTCTGATGGTCACATCCAATGTTATGATGATCCCAAGTCATTATTTCCAAAAATCCATCAACGGAGAATTGGTATTGGAGTGTAGGAAGGATGAGGGCGATGCCATCGGTGGTAGATTTAAAACGAAGTTGCATGAAAAGTGCAGTGTAAGAATCCCTAACACGGATTTTTGTCTTTGTTACACACCCAACGGTGGATCGTTTAGGGATTTGCTCCCTTACTTGCCCATAGGTGAACTAACCAATCATCCATTTGTTATGCTTTGGCGCAGATATGAGGGTGATTTTGTTGAAGCCCGTGGTATGAGCGAGATATGTGAGACATCAAATGGAGTGTGCACATTTGTTGGCGGTGAATATATAAACCTGGGAATAAATACATTTGGTGGTTTGTGTGGTGCAACATTGATTGCAACCACTAAAACGCCTTGTATTACTGGTTTTCATCTTGGTGGAAAGGAAGGTACGCCTTATGGGTGTTTTGGCACCCTGACCAAGAGTCAAGCAGTTGGTGCTATAAATCAATTGCGTGATATTGAAGGGGTAATTATTTCTGGCAAAGGAAATATCTTCACACCACACATGTTTGGCAAACATCTCATTGAAGATGGTGAGGCTCATGAGAAGAGCCCTATGAGATACTTGCCAGAGGGCTCTCAATTCTCATATTATGGGCGTTGCCCAGGTCAAACAACATCGCGCTCTGATGTTCGCAGGACACCTATTTCAGATGCAGTTCACGAAATTTGTGAAGTTGAAAATATCTGGGGTGCTCCCAAAATGAAGCCGGAATGGTACGGGTGGCAAAAGGCTCTGGCTAACGCTAGTGAGCCTGGTGACCCTTTCCCACATGATTTGTTGACTAAGTCTGTTGTTGATTACAAGAGG